AAGATAGGTTCTTACACTTCTAGTTATCAGCCAGACGATGATACTCACGGCCTAGCTAACTGGGTCTTTTACGCTAAAGGTCAACCAGAAATTATGGCGTATGAAAAAAAGGCACACGGTGAATTTTTAACCACCCAAGAAAACATGGAGTATCTTGCCATGTATGGTTATATATTCTGGCTATCAAAATTATGGGCGGGTGACGGGCAAGTCTTATACAACTGGTCACACGCATAATAATGATTGCTCCCTAGTTATCTAGGGGGCATACTTTTACAACTGGCACATAACGCCAGTCAACTAACCACAGAAAGAGGTAACTATTATGAACGTAAAATTTGTTGTTCACTCGCAGTGCATGGAAAACTATGGCACACACGCAGAAAACGGTAAGCACGAAGATGGCAACGCCTACTGGAAGTTCAAAGGCGGTGACACCTACATAATCCACGGTACTGAACGTGTGCAAGATGCCGTAGCCGCAGTCATGGCCTACACTCAGGGTAGTAACACCATAGCTTTTAAAGAGTTCCCTGTTAAATGGGAAGAGTACACAAGCTGGTGGGATGAGCTAACCAAACGTAATGATGCAACACTTGTAGAACGCGAGTTAGAAAATGCCATTAAACTTGACGTAACCTGCGACAAATATGCGTTTGACGGTGAGCTCGTAGAGTTTTAGTTCTGTGGTAGGAACGAGGGTGGCGTACCTACCTCAGTGGTGCGTCGCCCTTTGTTTCTATAATACAGTTAAATGTGAAATTGTTAAAAAACAAATTTTAAGATTTCATAATATCTCACTATCTGACTATCTTTAATGGATTCAGGTACATATCCACTATCTGACTAACCAATGATCATGTATTCCAATATCATCTGAGCTTTTACGCGAGCACTTTTAAAAAAATTCAACTCTGTTATACTTTCGTTTTTTCATCTATTATGCAAAGTATCATGGCAGCACCTAAAGTCACACACAAAGAACAGCTTGAGGTAGTAGCTAATCCACGTAAGGAAAAAGGCATCACGCCAAAACAAGAAGAGTTCTGCAGGTTGTACGTCTGCGAAGATCTAACTCAGACTGAGTGTGCTGTCAAGGCAGGCTACGCTAAGAACGGGGCGCACGTCATAGCTTCGCGCCTACTCGATGGCAAGACTCACCCGATGGTTACTCAAAGGATATACGAACTCAAGAAAGAAATGGGGCGTAAGTACGAGGTAACATTTGAAAGCCATGTTAAGACACTGGCAAGGATACGTGATGAAGCACTGCAGAATGGCAATTACGCCTCAGCTGTTGCGGCAGAAAAGTCACGTGGTCAAGCGGCTGGTCTGTACGTAGACCGTAAGGAAATACTACACGGTAAGATAGACCAGATGTCTAAAGATGAAGTCCTTAAAGAAATAGCAAAACTGCAAGAAGAATTCCCAAGTCTTGTGCAAGGCGTGACCATAGAGCACGATGCCAGCGAAGCCTGAGTCAAAATTCTGGAAACAACTCAAAGACGGTACAGCCGACCTAGATGTCCTATGGACAAGGATAGAGTCATGGGCTAGTCCAGGAGTGCCTGATCTGTTTGGTGTCTACAAAGGCCACAGCTTTTGGCTAGAATTGAAGATAAGTAAGTTAAAGACTGTTAAGCACATAGACTTAAGCCCACAACAGATACTCTGGCAAACGCTGCATTGTGACGCAGGAGCTCACGTTTGGAACTTAGTTAGGCAGACAGAGGAAGGACGAGTGTTATTATTTGATGGCAGAAGAGCCATGGACCTAGGACGAGGTAAGATGAAGAAAGAAGAACTGACCGCTGATTGGAGTTCAGAGTCCAAGGTCGATTGGAAGAGTATGATGGATTACATAGTAAAGCACAAGAGGAGAGAGGATGAAAGACGATGAACGATGAAGAGAGAGGAATGTGACAGATACATGCGTCACGCATCATTGTCCGTCGTCATCTGTCGTCATCCGTCGTCTTGGTTAAAAATTAGTCAAAATCTATTATTGGCTTTTTTATAAAAAAAGTGTTGTTTTTTATATTTAGCTGTGCTTATAATAGTACCGCGCTAAGCAATAACGCCTAGCGCATTAACCAATAACCACAGGTAATTATTATGCAAAATGCAAAAAAAGCCACGGCTAGCAAGGCTAAAAACGCTAGCACCACAGCCACTGTTAAAGCGCCTTTAACAGTACCAACAACCCATAACGGCCAGCCATGGCCAGCTAATAGCAATAGCAATTTTAATACGGCATTAAAAAGCTTTTGCAATAAACAAGGCATTGTAGGCTTTACAGGTGCGCTAACCGTTGCACCTAACACAGCTGTTGTTAATACGGCATTACCACTTAACAACCCGTTGCCAACGTGTAGCAAAATTACCAACGGCACTAAACGCGCTAAGGCAATTTATTTTTTATTGTTTGGTACGCCATTAGTACATAACACGCCTAACGGCCAGCCAACAAAAACCAGCGCTTTACAGCCATACAGCAACGCGCACCCAGCATATGGTTTGCTTGGCTATATATGCCCTAGCCAATGGTTGCAAGGCCAACACCCAGCCACGGGCGGCAAGGCTGGCACTGTTAGCCATAACCTTGCGCATTGCTTAGCGGCAAACAAAATGTTGCATGCCGATAATGCCAGCCTTGTTGTTGGCTTATGCCTTAACGGTGGCAACACTGGCAACACCACGGGCGCGCCATTAATAACGCTTACTGTAAACGCGCCTACGGTTAGCTAACCACTAACCACTAACCAAAAAGGCCACGTTAGCTTATAGCGTGGCCTTTTTTGTACCTGTACGCTGTACAAAAAACAGACGACCCCCCCTGAGACGACTGTACGCAAACTTGCCCTTGCAACCTTATTTTTGCCAAATCTTCAAATAATAAATAATTATGGACTTTACACCCCTTTTGAATCCACATACCATGAACCTTATACCCTGCTTAAAAATTCCAAAAATTTTTATATATGTCAGTTGATCAAAGTTTAATCCCTGATGATAAATATAAGCGTTTAGCTACGTTGATGGAGCGATATAAGTCGTTGTCAGACGGAGAGGCTGCGCAAAGTTCTTTTATGAAGTTTTGCAATATTGTGTGGCCAGAGTTTATAGAGGGCAGACACCATAAGATAATGGCAGAAAAGTTTGACCGTATGGCTAAGGGTGAGTTGAAGCGATTGATTGTGAATATGCCACCGCGACATACGAAAAGTGAGTTTGGTAGTTATTTAGTGCCAGCGTGGTTTATGGGTAGAACGCCTACGTTGAAGATAATGCAGACAACGCACACGGCAGAGCTTGCTTATAGATTTGGCCGTAAGGTGCGGAACTTGATGAATGAGCAGAGTTATAAGGGTGTGTTTGAAAATGTAGAACTGCGAGCGGATAGCCAAGCGGCAGGTAGGTGGGAGACCAGTAAGGGTGGAGAATACTTTGCGGCTGGTGTAGGTGGTGCGGTTACTGGTAGGGGTGCGGATTTGTTGATAATAGATGACCCGCACAGTGAGCAAGATGCTTTGTCCCCTACGGCATTGGAGCATGCTTA